CAATGTAGTCACCACCAAGCACCAGCTCTTTCGACCCAGCGGGGCTTGTGGTGGTTCCAATCAGCAAGTTGCCGCTGGAGTCAATGCGCATCACTTCCGTAACATCGGTAGAGCTGTTGTTTGTATAAAACCGCAACGCGCCCGCAATGTTGGTATCTGATGTGTATGTTTGGACAAGCCCGTCAATTCTGGCGATATTCCTAAAGTTTGTGCCACCATATGCTTGCATATAGAAACCTCCAGAATCATCTGAAGTGGCTACGGCTGTAGGCGACGCTAAAGTTCCTCGCGCTTTTCTAACAACACTTGTCGGCCCAGTAGTGTTTGTTGAGTATCTTGTGACCCTAATTGCAGCGGCGGCATCTCCATCAACTTGAATAGCCACTGAGGTCGCGTCATAAACATTCAGTTTTGTTGCAGGCGAAGTAGTTCCAATACCCACGTTGCCGCTTGCGTCTTTGTAGAATTGCCCACTGCCAAGGTTGACAATGCCTGTGCCGCCTGTCAGCGTGGTGGTATAGGACAGTGCTGTGAACGAACCAGCAGCGGCGGTTGTTCCTCCTACCGTCATGTTGTCAATCGTTCCCACACCCGTTGATGTGAGTGCTAGCGTAGGGGTGTTACTAGCTGTTAACGTGATTAAGTTGGTGTAGGCTGTGCCATCCACATCATAAGCAGCGAGGCTCAACGTGTTGGTGGCGGTCTTTGCAGATTTAAGCTGAGTCCCCGTTACATATGAAGCTGCTTGCGTGATGGTGTCCGTGTCAGCATCACCGATAGTAGTATTTCCGGTACTGGTTAAAGTGGTGAACGTGCCCGCCGCTGCTGCGGTTCCACCAATAGCGGGAGGGCTGGCTAAATACGTGCTAAACCCCGTACCCGAGACAGTGCTGGATGCCGAAAGCGTAGTAAATGCTCCCGTGCTGGCAGTTGTTACGCCCACTGACATGTTGTTGATTGTGCCAACGCCCGTTGAAGTAAGTGCAAGCGTGGGGGTGTTACTTGCTGTCAACGTAATCAAGTTTGTGTACGTTACTCCATCTACGTCGTACGCGGCAAGGTTAAGCGTATTAGTAGCGGTCTTTGCGGATTTAAGCTGTGTTCCGGTTACATAGGAAGCTGTTTGCGTGATGGTGTCGGTATCTGCATCACCAATGGTGGTGTTTCCGGTACTAGTTAAAGTGGTGAACGTGCCCGCAGCAGGGGTGACTGACCCTAACGGCCCAGAAAACCCCGTTGCCGTCAGCGTGGTTCCGTTAAACGTCAGGTTAGCCGAGTCAGTCAGTAAACCGCCAGTGGTGGCATAGGTCACCCGCGTAGAAGTGAGGCCAGAGTCGGTGACCGATGTGAATACGCCCTCGCCCGCAGTATTGGACACTTTGACAAAATCAGATCCGTTCCAAGCGCAAACTGCCGACTCCCCCTTGACGATGGTAACACCCGTGGTGGGCCCAACGCCACGCAGCACGATGCTCTGGGTGCTGGAGCTTTTGTTGATGACAATGTACGCCTTGGAACGGGCCGGGGCCGTGATATACCGGGTATCAGTGCCCCCTGCCGTCCACAAAATAACGGCTTGACGGGCAGTATTTGCCGCAAGTGTCGTGGTGGTAAGGGTTACGTCTGCATCTGAGCTGAGTGTGGTCGTACCCGCTACGGCAGAATCCAACAATGAGGTGATGGAGTCATTTACCGTGTCGCCCCAAGTACCGGACAACTCCCCTGTTACAGGAAGGGCCAAGCCCAACAGAGTGGTAGATGCAGTAGTCATAAGACTGTTTTCCCGTTAAACAGGGTTAGTACGAGTTGGTAGAAGTGGTAGACGACTCAGTCCACTCAACGGTCACACCGATTGACAAAACGCCAGCAGCACCCATCAAAATCAAGTTGTTGATGACGATGCCCTCTTGGGTAGCCAAGACAAGCGGCTGGTCACCGGCAAAGTTTTCATACAAAATGACCTGCTGAATTGGCTGTGCTACAAGCGCACTAGGAACCCATGCAGATGCCACAGCAAATGCTTGGCTATCCAGCGTACGAGTACCAGCGGTCAATGCACCGGTGCTGGAGATACGCATATCGCCCGTAGCCGCCAACTGCGTAGTTGTCATGGAGGTACGCAGTTTGTTGTTGTTACCTGTCAAAGTAGCTGCTGTACCACCGCTATCAACCGCGCTGAACGAACGTGCCACATACGCGCCATAGGATACCTGCTGCGCAGCAGTAAACGCAGTAGTGGGTACGATAACCAGCGCAATACGTTGGATGAGCGCAATCTGCGCTTGGCCCGCAGTACCTGCCACAAAGCGCATAGAAAACATTGTCGAGTTTGCTGCCGCAGTGGTGTACGCACCAGTGAACAAGCTGACAGAATATGTGCCCAACTGCTCAATAGGCCGTTGCGTAATACGACCCGCCGTGTAAGTCGGATCAACCGTCATCAGGGTTGTGCCGGAAGTTCCAGATTGAATGATAGCCATGTTAAGGACTCCTTAATAAAGTTGAAGAGCAATTCTACGAGGGCCGACCACAGGGCCACCATTGGTTGTAGCAACGTACACGTTGATATTTGGGGTGGTACCAAGTGCTGCGGACACTACTAGGCCATCCATTTCCAACTCATCCCCAAGTGCGTTGATACTAGCGCCAGCATTACCAGCATACACGATAGGCTGCGCTGCGCCATACGCGGTTCCGGTTACATATCCTGCCGCACTCCATAGTGCTGACGATACGGCAACTGAAAAAGTTTGGCTGTACACGGGGGCCCAGTCCGTTAGCTGAATCACCCCCTGCACAGACACGCCGCCACTTGTGGCGCTGGCAAAGGAGACCGATGTGGTGGTGGATGCCGTGACTGTGTATGTGCCGTTGTAGCCGGTAGGGGTCATGCCAGTAATAATGACATTTGAGCCAATTGCTGGGGCAACAGGCAAAGCAACCGCCCAAGTCACCGTCGCTACTGAGCCTGTGCCTGAGGCACCGTTGGTGGCAAAAGTGGAGGTGTTTGCAAAAGTACCTAAATTGACCGTCGCAAGCTGCGTAGCCAAGGAGCTTCCGCTGGCTACCGTTGGGGTCCCGGTGATCGTTCCAGACAGCGTGGTCGTACCCGATATGGTAGGGCTGGCTATGCTGGTAGTGCCCGTCAAGTTGGTTGTACCGGACAGGGTGGTAGTGCCCGATAGGTTGGTTGTTGCCGATATATTGGCTGTGCCCGATATAGCGGTTGTGCCGCTCAAAGAAGCATCTACCAGTGGGTACGTTGGGGAAGAAGTGATAGTGCCGGATCCGCCCAACGAAATCGTCACACCATTGACAGTGATGGAGCTATTCGCAAGTAAGGCATTGGGTACGGTAGCCCCATTTGCAGCCGCTACGGTAGTGCCGTTTACATAGACTGCCCGCTCTGAAGGCTGCGTAAGAAACACGGCTTTGGTGCCAGAAGCAAAACTGACAAGTGCCCCGCTGTTTGACGAGGCAAGGACGGTGCTGCGGGCCAACTGATTGGTCGACGTGGTGTACGTCCCAATCCCCACTTCCCAAGAACTACCACCCACGATAGCGTAGTAGGTGGTGTCCGCATTGGACATAACACTGGAAAACGAGACAAAACCGGCAACTGCACCGCCCAAAACGATGCTGCCTGTGCCAGTTGTAGTAGTGGTCTCTCTGACCCTATCTGCAATTATGAGCGCCATATCATTCCTTTGTACTTAGGACGTAGAGATTAACGCCCACGGATCGTATACCCAACCATCCGCAAAAGCACCTTCGCCAAATGACAAATGAGCAAATGGGGCATAGTCGTACGCGACCGGAGTTGTAGTTGTTATTGCACCCCAATTGGGGGACTGAGAAGTTCCAATGTTACCCCATGGCTCGTAAGTTAAGCCATCTGCGAAAGCACCTTCCCCAAAGGACAAGGTGGCAAATGGGTTGAAGTCATACGATACGGCAGAGGCCGAATTTGTATTTATGGGAGTCCAAGTGGTCATGTCACATCTTGCCTAAATTGATCAGTGCGATATGCATCTTGACGTTCCATACCATCGCCCAGACGTTTTGCCAACATGATGGCTTCCTTGTACTTGGCATCGTACAACTGAAGCAGGTCTGTTTCACCCTTCATAAAGGTGTATGCCTCTACCAAGGAACCATACAGCAGCACCGTATCAAAGTTGTCGCCCAGCCATGTAGTGCCTGACGAAACAATGGACTCAGGGTAATAGTAGTAGTGCAACTCAGCGTTATAGGCAGCATCTGGCGTAGGACCAAGGATAAAGGATAGGTCGTTGCTGATCACCTAACTTGCAACGGCTGGACCAAATAGAGCGTAGTATTTGGGGGTTCCAGTATCAGTGGTTGTGGGATATACCTCACGGATGAAGTTCACATCCTTGTTCAGGAGGTAAATGAACGGACCACTGTCGGTGTAAACAGCCAGTGAATACGGAGCAAGAAAATCGTCGGGGCACGACAGATACTTATTGCCTGAAGTGGTCACCCCTGTCACATTTCTGCGCACTGAGGGAACCTGGACCGAGTTATAGATGCGCTGTTCCGCCTGCTCAATGAACCGGTTGATTTGATCCGCAGAAGTGAACGTAGAACCATCTGCCAGAGGAATATCTGGGAAATCGTTCTGGGTGTAGGTCTGTATTGCAGATGAAAGCTGGGTGTAGTTCATGCCATCTTCCCTTATTGAATGCGGATGAGGGCGCTATCAGAAGACGCAGAAGGCATCAAAATCTGAAATCCCTGACTCGTCATGGATTGAACTAGCCCAAAATTCAATACCCCGATGGACTTATTGGCCTTTGAGGCGTTGTAAATAAGGGCCCCTTGAGTCGTAAAGGTAGCACCGGACCAAGTTGGGTTATCAAAGCTGACGAAAGCAACCCCATTGCTTGAAACCACAACCACACTCGTCGCTGTGACTCCCCCCGCTGTATACCCTGTCCCAGAAGTCTCTCCAGAGGTCGTATACACGGTAGTATTTGCATCCAAAGACGCGCTGGATAAATACAAGGCGATTTTGATCGTATCCACAGAGAAATCATGGACTCCCAGCAGCAGCTGGTACTTGAAACTGGTGGTCAATCCTGCGGTGATCATGTAATGAGCGTCCTAACTTGCCCCAAAACCCCAGTGGCCTGCAATGGCTTTGCAGGAGGCATAGGTAGCATGCCTATGCTTGCTATGGTGGTATCGGCAGTAAATCCCACGAAGATTGTAACCAGTAACTTTGACTCGGGGCGGGGTTGATACAGTGCCTGTGGTTCTGTAATGTTCCGCTTAGGCTCCAATTGAGGATGCTTGGGCTCGTAGCACTCAGTGCATACCTTGAAGCCCTTCCAATCCCTAATTAATTCGAGCAGCTTGTACCGTTGCCCGCACTGATCGCACAGGGCAATTGCATACCGGCCAGAAGCGTAGCCGGACATGATTACCTACTCGTGAAAGTTGGGATTAAAAAGACACTTGCGGTGTCCCGATCTTCCATCGCGGCCCGGGCAAACTCTTCTTCGTAGTACTGCTTGAGCAGTTGCACCCGATCAGGAGCTTTTTTCAACGCCAAATAGTACGAAAGCGCCGCTACAAGGGCAGGGAGGAAACGGAAGACAATGTCTGCCGTATTGATGTACGTGCCTGC